CATATTGATATATACTAATTTCTGTAGGATCAAAGCTTGATGATACTTTAAAATCTACTTCATTATTAATATAAAAAGTAGTGCCTTCAGTAGAATTAAATGTTGAATTAGGGTTAATTTGTAATGCATAATTAAAATCGGGTTTAAAATCTCCACTAGCTCCTACTGAAGGGATTAAATGGAATAATTCTAAATCAACACTAGATGCTTCTATTACTTTAGGTTTATAACCCATAGCATATGCTAAATTAAATAAATTTTCTTTTTCTTGAGCTAATAGTAAAAGAGATTCTCTTAATTGTGTATCTGTGTAATAAGATAAAACATCACCAACATACGCGGCCATTTCCATAAACATCATACCTGGGTTGCCTTCACTAAAATCATTAAAATTATTAGGAAAATATACTTCCGCAAATTCCATTAATTGATCTTTAAAAGAATTATAATCTTTACTTAGATATTTTATATCTTTATCTTGTGTTTTATTTGATACTTTACTATAAGCCATTTTAACTATAATTTATTTGTATTGAGTCTTCTGTTTCATCTAAAGAAATAGAATATGTTAATGTAAGAGAAACTCTATATTGGTCTATATCTCGTCTTAAAGATGAATCAGTTACTGTTATTTCGGGGATCCAAAATGCTAATTGACCATTTATATTTTCTTGTAATGTTATTTCATCTATGCTATTTTCAAATAATTGACTTTTTAAGCCAACTCCATAAGTAGGGTGATTTAGCCTTTCTCCAGGTACTGTTAGTAATAGATTTAAAAAATTAGATTTTAGTTGTTCTTTAGTTGTTAAAGTACCAGAAGTCATATTTAAATCATTTAAAGGAAAGGCAACCCCAATCCTAGTATTATTATTAAGATCTAATGGGTTTATTCTTTTTGTACTTTGGATTAATGGCATTTATTATCTTCCTTTTTTATTTTCAATTGCTTTCATTAAACCTCTATAATCTCTATTTACAACTTTTTGTAAAGGAGAGGGCATAACTTCTGTTGGTAATATACCAGAAGTACTAAATGGATCATTTGCAGGAGCCATAGCTGATTGGGTATTTGTATCTCCAGCTGCTGTTTCATTTAAAAGATCATTTAATGTACTATCACCTACAAAATTTTGTTTTTTAAAAGGTTTTTTGCCCATTATTTTTTCTTTTAAAGAATTTTGTTGTGGTACTTCAACTATCCTTTCATTATGTTCTACTATAGTTGGTTTTAGTTCATCACGTAAATCTTCTTTAAGTGATTTAATTTCTCTACGTAACGCATAATCGATTTCTTCTCTAACTATTTTTCTAATTAGATTTTCAAAAGTTTTTGCTTTCATGTTTAATTGTGTTTATTAATAAATATAAAATTTTTAAAAATTAGTTTAGTTTTGGTTTATAAATTCTATGTTGTGGTTTAGAACCATCATAAATGTATGGTCCTCTTACATCTTTTTGTTGGGATGTTCCTAATCCTCCTAAATTACTATCTAAAAAATTATTTAATTTATCTATATTAACTGTTTCAGTACCATCACCATTATCAGTTACAAGTTCTCCTTGTGGTATACATCCCTTTATATAATCTGCAAATAATTGAGCTATTAAAGTTAAAAAATTAGATATCATACTTAATAATGTACTAAATAAACTTATTATTTTAGGAATTAAATTAAATATAATCATTATTTGTCCTATTATTTTTAAACATTTTGCTGTAAATCCTTTTATAGCTTCAGTGTATTTTAAAATAAAACCTCTTGCTTTATCTATAGCATCACTAATTATTTTTTCAAGACCACCTGCTGCAAATAGTGCTGTAAAGAAATTTAAAGCTAATAAAGATGCTGTTACTAATATCTCAAATGCTATTACTAATGCTTGAAACACAGCTAGTATAGCTGCTATAGTATTTATTTTTTCTGCTGCCTTTTCCATTTTTTCTTGTAACTTATTTAATTTTTTTATAACACTTTCACAAGTATTTTTTCCAAAATTTAATCCTTCTTCTAATTTATTTTTTGTAAATTTTACAGCTTTTATAACTTCTAAATCACAACTATAACCCTTTAATTTATCTATTATTTCCTGTTTAGTTGGTAATTCTTCTTTAACTCTTTGTATTGCTTCTCCTTTTGCTTGTTGTTTTAATTCTTGTCTAGTATCATAAGCTGCTTCATCTGCATCACCAACTAATGATCTAATTGTTGATATTCCATCTACAGCAAATAAAGCATATGTCATTCCTAATTGAACTTTTCCACTTACTTCAGTTATTTTATCTGTTAGTTCTTTTGTTTTTTGAATTGCTTCTTCAGATTTAGATAAACCAGCACCTGGGGTATTAGGATTATCTTCTTTTTCTTTTTCTATAGGATCTTTAGCCATCTTATGATAGTTTTGTTATTTTACTTTTAAAATATTGTATATTATTTCTTAAATTTTTAACTTGTTTTCTTCTTAATCTTAATGAAGCTTCATTAGTAGACATAGGACCTGTAGGACCTGCTGGAGTCATATAAGTTATACTATATATTATATCATCCATTAATCCATCTATCATATCTAATAATTCATTAGCCCATTCATCAAATTCATTTCCTAATAAAGCAGGTTCAGTTGGTAAATTATTATCAAATTTTAAACCTAAATATATATTAGGTGAATTTACAACAAACTTACTAGCATCAGATGATTCATTAGATTCTTTTTGATCACTTGTATCAAAATGAATACTACCTTGTGTACTAAAACCTATTGCTTTATTTGAAAATAATAATATAGCATCTGTTTTAGCATTAAATAATAATCTATCTGAATCTATTATTACTTGTTTACCTTGGTATATATTTCCATTTAAAGGTTTATAAGCCATATTATACTATTTTTGCCTCAGTTATACCATCTTGGTATTGATTACTACTTCCTCTTCTTGTTCCACCATATAAATTATGAAAATCATTTACCTTAGAAGCTAAAGTTGTTTTTCTTCTATTTATTAATTTATTATATGATACGTGCACCCAACTACTTCCTCCTCTTTCGGGATATTCCCATATTAATTGATCCCAACCTATTACTTGATAATAAATATAATTATATACTTCAGCTGTTGATAATTCTGGAATTTGTATATCTACTGCCTGACCATATACATGTTGTGATGTATTAGATCCACCTAAACTACTATTTAAAGCCATACATCTATATCCAGAAGTTATTATTAAATTAGGGTATACATCTACAATAGGATCAATAACAACATTCATTAATCCCCTTAAATTTTCAATTACTGTAGTTTGGCTAGGTGTATTATCAATACCCGGAAAATTATTAATGTTTTTATTCTTAGCAGTATTTGAATAAATTAAATGTTTTAATTTAAAATGTCTTCCTATTGGTTCTTCTATATCCATTTTAATTACTAGTTATTTCAAATTCCATATTAGCTCCACCGCCTCCACTTCCACCAGAACCTGGGTTTTGATAAGAAGAAGGTAATTGTATATCAGTATCTTTTTGTACTACCTGATCTGGTATTATATCTTCTGCTTCGTTTAATGTTTTTGGATTTTGTATAATTTCATCTAAATCATTCTGTTCCGGTGTTGGGTTAATTGGTGTACTACTTATTGCAGCTTCATTATTAGTGTTAAATACTTGTGCTTCTTGTCCTAATGAATTATCTATTGGTCCTGGAGTAGGATTTAGTAATGCTTGTTCTATTGTTTGTGGTTCTATATATTCTGCATTATAAGAAGCCATATAAGGTGATGCTTGTCTAAAATTTTGAATTCTTTGATTAGATGTTAAATATATGCTAGATGCATCTTCATTTATATTTTCTGTTGTAGGTAACCATCCTTTTTCATCTAAATTTGCTGATTGACCGTTTCTTATAATAGTAATAGGATCACCCGTAGTTCCAGAATCACTCCACCTATTAGGGTTAGATATTTCATTACTTACATTTGTTGATCCAAAACGAATAGAGTTACCAAATCTACCTTCTAAAATCATATCCCCTTCATAAGGTAATAATGGTTTTATGTTTAATTTTTCTTGAAAATAATTTCCTAAATTTATATCTGTTCCTCCATCTTCTACTTGTCTAATTAATCCTGCTTCTGTTTCCTTATAATCATTAGAAGTTTGTTCTGATTCTAATCCTTTTACTGTTGGTAAAGCATTATGGTGAGGATGGCCCCACATATTTAATTGTGGTAAATAATATGTAGATTTTTGTTTACCATCATAGAAATTTTTATCATTAGTAGTTAATATTAATACTACTTCATTTATTAAAGGATAATATTTTAAATGTGAAAATAAAGGAGAAGCAGTAGATGCATCTTTAGGAAGTAAATTTGGGTTATTATCATCTAAACCTGTATAAAATATAGTACCTATACTATCATAATTTCCATATTCTTCAGCTAGTGGATGGTTAATATCCAAAATTATGTCAATTACTCTAACAGCTCTAAAATTACTTCGAGTATTACTTTGTGGTTTTTCTCTACTTCTTCTTGATCTAATTATCCCCATCTTGATCAGGTGCTTTTAATTGTTTTGGTTCTTCAACAGTTTTAGCTATTTCTTCAGTTAGTTCCTGAAGTTGAGCCATTTCTTCTTCTGTTAATAATCCACCATCACCCGAGTTTGATGTACCTGTAGATAAACGTTGTACAATAGCAGCCATTTTAATTAATTGGTCATCATTTTTAACACTTATTTCCATGTATTCTTTTATAAGAGGTACTACAACTGTAGCATCACCTAATGATTGTACTAATGGTTTTAATTCGGCAATTAATTGTGCTAATTGTTTAGCTTTTTTCTTTTGATTACCATGAATTTCCTTTAATAAATCACTAAATGATTTATCATCAAACAATATTTGGTTTAATGGATCCATACTATTTTATTATAAATATGGAAAAATTAGATTCTTACGTAACCTGTATCAGTATATTCATTATATAATTTTTTATATAATTTTTTTAATACTTTAGTTACTTTAGTAATAACGGGAGTTTCTACACCAGTCATTTCTCTTATATAAATATATAGGGCTTTTTTATTAAATATTTCTAAATTTTCTCTTCGTTTAAATAATATATTTACAGCGTCACAAACTTTTCTATCATGTTCTTTTTTAAACAAAGTAAACATATTTTTATCTACATATTCAGTAAAATAATCTATAAAGTCTTTTATTTCTTGTTTACGTTCATCTCTACCTAATTGACGTAATACTCCT